GTCGATCGCCTTGGCGGCGAAGTCGAGGCGACCCTTGATTTCGAGGCCATCGATCTCGAAACCGAGTCGCTGTTCGGTGAACAGACCTTCCTCGCCTTCAAGGTACGCATACTCGATGGTGTCGATCACCGCCGGATCAGCGAACAGATACCAAGCGTTGCCGGTGAGACGCGCCTCGGTGATCTGCGTCATGCTACCCGCGAACGGGTTAACGCCGTTCGGCTGGTTCGGGTAAAGCGTGGTCGCGAGGAACTGTTGAACCTCGGTTTCCTTGTCAGGCGAATTGACAATGAACGCCGGCGTCAGGTTGAGCGGCTCGGCGTCGGCCGCCTTACCCGCGAGGCCCTTCTGCTTGCGCATGTTCGCCCGCCCCTCGTTGAGCGACGCGACCGTGACAGCCGCAGCGGTGCCGAGGTTGCCGTGATCGGCGTGGAAAATCGCCTTGCCATCGCCCATCGTGGCGTTGGAAGTGATGATCGCCCAAAACAGCGCCGCCTCGGTTTCAGCCGCAGCGCGGCCGAGCAGCATCGGCAGGCGATCGAATGCGCCCATGTCATCGTTGATCAGCGTTTGGCGCGTGATCGACACGATGCGACCATAGGTCGAGAGCGCATACTGTTCCTTGGAGTCAGCGAGCGCAGCGTGCGAATACTCGCCGCCCTCCTTGATCTGTTTCAGGTTGGGCAGGTTCGACAACTGCATCACGGAGCGGGTTTTGAAATCCGGCGCGTTGGACTGGCGAGCGAGCTTTTTCCAGTTCTGCGGCGCGACTTCGTACGCGTTGCGCAGGCGCTTGGAGACGACGTTCGCGAGAATGTTCGGAAAATCCGAGGTGGACATCATGCCGCCACCGCGCAGGCCGGTGTCGAGATTGAGCAGGCGGCTCGCAAGCTCCATCTTGCCGAGGCCGCGCAGCTTGTTGCCGGTCGTCTGCTCGTAGAACGTGCGGCCCATTTCCATCAGCGACATACCGCGCCATTCGCGGGCGGCGTCGGTGATCTTGACGGCCGACGGGTTTGCGCGATGCAGGATCGCGACTTCCAGCGCATCGCGAGTCACGTCGCCTTCGTCGGTGATCACCTGAACGCGACCGCTGATCGTGGTGCCTGCCGCACGCGCGGCAACGGCATCGAGAACAGCGACGCGAACGGCGTCGAGCGTGGTGCCGGCGTCGATATGACGGGTCACGAAATCGGCCGGCATTGCGTGGCGCGCGGCGATCGTGTGAATTTCCGACACGCGCGATCGCTCGCCGGCGATCGCCTCGGCGGTATCGGTCGGCGCGGGCGCGGTAGAACGGGCTTCCTCGACGCGGATTTTCTCGGCAACCTCGGCCGCCTGCCGCACGATTGCGGCGTGATCATCCTCGATCGTGCGGATCGCCTCGGGCGACATGCCGTCGGTGACTTCCGCCAGCTTGTCGGCAGCGCGCTTGATCAGGCCGGCGTGATCGTTGCGCAACGCGAGCAAGGCAGCACTCGCGACGTATGCGATCGAGCCGTGATCGCCGGCGATATGCGGAACGAACAGCGATGCAGCCGAGGCATCGGTCGCAGTGAGAGAGAGAAGAACGGCAACACCGCAGGCAATCGCGAATGCAGCCGCCATGTATTTGAAAGCCTTCATGTAGCTAACCCCAAAATAGCCGAGACATAGAGCCTTATCCAGCGGTCCCGGCGTTGCGCTGGCGGCAAGAGAAATCAGAGCGGTGAAATTTGCCGCATGCGCATGCGCGCCATTGCAGCGGTGACGACTTCCGACCGCGTGACCGCGAGCGGAAAGAGATCGGCATTTGCTCGAACCTGTGCGCCGGCATCCGCCGGCACCGTGACCCACGAAATCTCGAAAGGCGTCCAGCGCGTCATGATGCGCTTTGCGATCTCGCCCGCCTTCTGCGGCGCAACGATGCGAACCTCGTCGATCGAGGAGCCAACCGAAACGTTGCGGATGATCCGCTCCGAAACCATCGCGAACATGCGATCGGATGCCGCATCAACGCCAGCACTCGGAAAGCGGATTTTCGCGCGGCCTTCGCTCGCGTCGATCCACGCCCGCTCGATCACGCCAACTTGCGACGAGGTAGACCACGCCGAATGACTGTCAAGCACCGGCGCGCCGGCGTTGAGGCGATCGAGGTTGATCGCCGAGCGCGACACCTCAAGGATTTCATCGAACGGGACCGACGTGTCCCATCCGATGAAACGACGCCGGCGCACCGATGCGCCGGTCGTAAAAACAACCTCGACGGTGCGACTTTCCGCATCGATCGAGGCGACAGGCATCGCGCGCGTTTGCATCGGCAGCGCGCGCGGATCGTCACTTGCCCGGCTTTGCGCCGGGCTTGTCCGAACTGACATTATTGTTGACCTCAGTTTGCGATTCCGCCGCCGCGCCGCCCTTTGTCGATGACAAGGCTTTGCGAGGGTCGGTATCAAGAACGATTTTGCGTTTGTCGATTTCCTTAAACCACGCCTCGATCTCGTCGAGTTGCGTGTCGGGATCGACGCCCCATGCCGCAACGAACTGCGGCCACGTCATGCGACCGGATCGCACGGCGAGGATGTCGGCTTGCATATCCTTCATCGGATCAATCGGCTCATTCGCCGGCATGATCCACTCGACAGGATAACCGCCGGCGCGACGCGGCAAGATGCCGGCATCGACCGCTTGCTCGATCCATCGATCCCAAAGCGGTTCGAGGAACATCGCAACAAGCGTCAAATGCTGGAATTGCTCAACGATGCGGCGAAACTCGATCTTGCCCGCGCGGAGCGACGAGAAATTCGCTCGCGTGAGATCGCCGGTCAACTGATCGTAAGTGATACCAGCGCCGGCCGCGAGCGATTGAAACGCCGTCTTAAGCACCGCATCGAACTGAATTGACGACGACGGGTTGACCGTCTGCAATTCCTCGCCCTGATCCATATAGGCGACCATGCCCGGCGAGAAATTCTCGATCCGGCGCGTCGTGCCGTCGGGCTTGGTTTCGTCGTGCTTGTTCGCGAGCGTGCGCGCAGTGTTGTTTGTCTTGATGAAAGCGGCGAGGCAAGCCTCGATCCGCGCCTTGACGACGACGGCTTCCTCAAGGTCGGCAACATCGCGGCCTTTGAGCATCACCGGCGCGAGCCACGGCACACCACGCCCTTGGCCGATGCGTTCCTTGCGGAACATATGCAGCATGTCGGTCGCGGCGACCCGAACAGATGCCGAGGGCATCGTGAGGCCGCGCGCGCCGGGATGAACCGGATGAATCCAATACCCCTTGCGCTTGCCGCGCCGGTTATACTCGATGCCCTGATCAACGATCGCGTCCGTTGTCATCACGCGATCACGCGACGAATCGAGGTGATCAGGTTCAAGCAACTGCAATTCGAGCGGCACAACGCCGCGCGGAACATCGTTGAGGGAAACGGGCACCATTCGGCCCAAGACTTCGCCCGACTCGATCGTGCAAGCGGTCGCCAATGCGATCAGGCCATGAATGTTAAGCTGACCCTCGGCGTCGCAATGCTTGCCCCATTTCTTCCAAGCCGCTTTAACCCTCTTGTCGAGGGCTTTGTTTCCGGTGTCGGGCTTTGGCATGATGCCAGCGCCGACGGCATGCGCGACGAAAACCGTTTTGATCCGGTTTCCCCACCATGTATTGCGTGACAGATCACGCGAGCGCGCACGCAATGTTGGCAGCGCGCCCTTGATTGCGACGTTCGCCGACGAATTCGTCGCGCGCCAGCCGGCCGTCCGACGGCCAAACATCGCACCGTCATAGCTGCGAATGTGGCCGAGTGCTTCGCGCGCAACTGCGCGGCGCAAGCCGGCATCCGGCGCGAAATACGCGACGGCGCGATCAATGAGGTTCATGTGTGAGTCCTTAATCGCGACTATGCGAGACAAACGACGTTCGGATCGGCTGCGGCGCGGCCGGCGAAAGCTCGGCGATCATTTCGGCGAGGGTGGCCTTCATGTCGGCGAGCGTTCGATACTCCACCTCACGCGAGTCCGGTCCAGAACCGAATTTGACCTTGCGCGCACCGGTCGCGATCGCGGCTTTCAACGCGGTGATGTCGTCTTGCGTGTACGCCATTGCTTACCCCCGAAATCTCAACCCGCGCGAGGGCAACCAAGCGCGGGCTTGCCGAGCCATAACCACTCGGCGAGTAACCGCTCGCTCTCAAACGCGGCGGCTATGAAAATGAAAAGGCCGCCCGGTCACACCGCGATCGCGGGACATCGGGCGGCCTTGGTTGCACATCGAACACACCACGCCGCCAGCCGGTTGCGGCGCGTGGCAGGATGCGACTTTTTGCCGTGTCGCCCACGGCATCACGTCGAGCTTGCGGGACTTGTTCCTCTCCCCGGCGGGTACGAAAGCCGCCTTAGCTCCCTCGACGTAAACCCTTAAGGAAGTTTCGCGCTTGCCAACTGCGCAAACACGCGGTCGAGCCAGTGTTTGACATAGCCGCGCATCACCGGCGACGGCGCGCTGTTGGCGAAGTCGCTGAAAGGCACGTTTGCCTTATCGACCGCCTCAACAGCGCGCGCGTTCAACATGGGAATGTCGAGCGCGCCGGCCGGGAAATCGAATTTCGTGTCGTTGATCCGGTTGCCGATCGGCACATACCGCAACCCGGCGAGCCGATTGACGATCGGCGCAACCTCGTCGATCGAGGTTTGCGTGTTGCCGAGAACGTGCAACACAATCAGCGAATACTTGGCCGGATCGAGGAAACCGATCTCGGAAAGCGTCTTGAGCGTCGGCGACAACAGGCCGGCGCGGATGTCGATCACCGTCACCGCGTCGCCGAGTGTATCGAACACTTGCATCTGCCCGTCGGAGTCGGCGAGATCGACGATCGCGGTGCGCTCGGGATAGAACCGCTTCAAGACACCGTTCGGCGTCTCGTTTTCGGTGTCGAAAGCCCGGTGATCGTACCCGTTGGCTTTGAGGTAATCGAGCAACGCGCGCGACACCATCGTCTTGCCGACGCCGCCCTTGTCGGCCCCGACAATGATCAAAATCGGCTTGGTCATTTGGGATTGTCCCTTTTGTATCGTACGACACAAAACGCGCGGCCCGAATTGGCCGCGCGTTGCGTCACCGGTTAAGCCAACCGCTCAGATCGCGATTGATCCAATTGCCTTGCGGCTCGCTTTGTTCGCGCGCCTCGGCCGGCCGTGGCGGGTCGCTCGCGTTTGTGTGCGGCACCTCGCTCTCAACGGCCGGCGCATCAGCCTGCGGCGTAACCCCAACTTGAACCGCCAGCGGCTTAGGCGCGAACAGATCGCCTTGCGTGATCGTCGGCGCGCGTTCACGCGCGAGAACTTTCCATTCTTCCTCAGTCATCGACGACAAGCCGAGGTGATCAGCAACCGCCATGTTGTAAACACGGCAATCGAGATAATGGTTGTCCTGTTTGCCCCGCACTTGCCACGTCTTGGTCGAACGCCCGCGCGACTTTCCGTCCGCGAGATATTCGGCCGTCACTTGTTTGAAATAGTTGTCATCCATCCAAGTGCCGAAATGGCAGAAGCCGGGCGGGTCAACTTCATGACCCGCCGTGCGGCCCTCGCGTCGCAAATCCTCGTACCAATGACCCTTAAGCGACCACGTTCCGACCGGCCACAATTTCACTTGCCCGAGCTTGCGCCCGTTCAAGTCAATATCCTGCGGCGTCGGCGCGCCGAGCGCCGGTCGATTCCATCCGTCGCGACCGTCAACCGCGTACGCATTCACACGCGACTGACAGAACGCATAAACGACATGCGATCGAAAGCCGGTATCAACCGCGAGGGCATCAACACGGCGCTTGCTGCCGTACGAGTCGGGCCATTGCCGATCGTAAAGCTCGGCCAACTTCAAGAACGCGCCGGCGTTCGGGTCAGTCGTGTCGCCGTCGAGGTAATCGATAAAGATCACCCAGGACTCGCGGTTCGGTGCCCAAGCGACCACCTCGACCCAAATGCCGTGCATCTGCACGTCAGCCGCAGCCGTCAACATCAGGCCGCGCGGCGGGATGCGTCCTTTCGGATAATCCTCGCGACGCTCCATGAGTCGCACATGATCGGGCGCGTCGCCCTTGATCTCGTACGCCTCGCCCAGCGTGAGGTTATAGAACGCTTTCAGCTTTGACGGATCGTTGATCGCCGCGAGCCATCGCTCGGCGATCTTGTCCCAAGGCACAAATGGCGACGACATCGCGTCGATGTGGTAGCTCGGGAATTTGCCCGGACCCGGCGCGGTAGCAATGAACCCGTTACGCATCCCAAGCGATTCAAGGAACGCGTTGCGCGGCGCGGCCTTGCTCCCGGCGCGCACCAATTCTTTTTTTTCGTGACCCTCGATCGGATGACCGCAGCACGGCGCAACATAGTGCGCCTGATACGGAAAAGAGTCGTTGTGCTTGAAATTCGGCCCGAACCTG